GTAATTAACGAGTTGTCTCCTCCCTCCATACCGTCGGACACGTACTCAAGTATACAAGACTCGTCAGCCATACTAGAGTCAAAATTTATTACGCCCGCCTTCTTATCTATGTTAAACGTAGGGTTGAAGTTAGCCGTCTCTGTATTTAAACCAAAGGCTGTGCCTATACTATACTCGAAGTACCACATCCCGTCGTAGTTCCAACCCAAGTTGCCATCAAATTGATTGCCTTGGTTAAGGTATATACTCTTCTTGGTCTTCATAATCCTATCGAAATCTATCTCAGAGTACTGAGGAGATAGGATATTACCGTTCTGATCGAACAGGATATTTCCACGTTGATCTTGAAGATATGCGTTAGAAGAAAGCGTCTGAATATTCTCACTTAAAGGTCTAAGCCATCCATCCTTGTACATAGAAACACGAACCCAATTAACGTAGTCGGAAGGTAGCACAAATCTCAAAGATTCAGTTACACTCAACTCTAGTACCTTTATTTCTTTAAATGCATCGTAGTTTAACTCCTGAACCGCACGCTTTGCGTGGAAAAGAATCTTATACCTCTCCTCGTTATTTACCAATGAGTGGTTACCCGAGTACATTAATAGGAAGTTTGTTATAATATCCTGCAAACTGACGTACTGATAGGAACCCCAATTGGCATCCTGTGGCGTGTTGCCATTGTTCTCATAGTACTGATACTGTGATATATATGCCATTATTATTTATTTTATTGTTTCTGACTGAATGAAGGCTGTTCATGCTGCTCTTGTGCCATAGCAAACTGCACAACCTCTTGCTCACGGATTGATATACCGCAGTACTCAAGTATCTTAACCACTAGTTTATATTCATCCTCCTGCGGCAACTCAAAGTCCTGATAGTCCGGCTGTGACTGATCGAATGCAGGTGTTCCGTCAATCAAAGTTGTATAAGTCCACTTTGGAACGTACGGATACCTGAAATACGTAGCGTTCACCATTCCGTATCCCTTTATAGTTGCCGGATACAAATTCATTGTATTTCCTATAATATTATATGCAGGATAGTAAATTGATGGTGCCGTTAACAGTGATGCATTTAGCAACGATATTTTCCCGGTAGAAACCTTCTCAGCCTCGTTGTAAATTGATGCTGAAAGAATAACGTAAGAGTCTCCTACGTTAAAGAATAGGTCGTTATTTAAAGCAATTGTTGTTGCATTTGTAATAGATGCAACAGTAGAAGAAGTCTTCCTAGTAATGTTCAGTACTATATCTCCAACACTTATGCCTAACGTAAGAAATGAAACCGTTGCAGAGTTTACTAAATTAAATGCACTTATAGATGTATTAGTTCCCAAAGCAAGCATGCTAGTATAGCATAGAACTTTATTTATCATATAAGACTCGTCACCTGTTGTTATCAACGACGGTATATAGTAGCTATTGTTAATATTTCCTGCAGGAGTAGGTTTTGGTAGTAAATATTTTGATATTAGAAAACTTTCTATTACCTCTGAAATTGTTTTTGTTATATCTGCGTAGTCTGTGCCTGTTATTCTTGCGTTCTCAGCATTAATGCTTTTATTATAACTATTAAAGTATTCATCAAAAAATTCCATCTGTGCGTTTAGGGCGTACTGATTGAAATCTGATGGTGAAATATAACCGTAATTATTCTTATTCAGCACAGATAAGACACTGTTTCTTACTGAGTTTATCATTCGTTTATTTTTTACAAATATACACAAAAAAAAAGAGGGTGCAATGAGCACCCTTCTTTCCTTTAGTAACCAACTAAAACACACATAAAACTAAAATAGAGACGCCTCTAACATTTTTAATGAGTCGATACCCTCATCACTCTGTAGGAAGTGTCCAACTATATCAAATGGACTCTCTCCAAATGGTACAGATAACATTTTTTTCTTATTAGTTGTGGTATTAAACCAAACCTCTTTGTCGTTATTTCTTAAGGCTAGTAACTTGTTCTCAAAGAACATGCGAACCTTTGCTTGGAATTTTAATTCGGGGTCGTTTAGTATATTCAAAAACTCCCTAGGGGACGTCTTAGCATATACCAATATGTCCCTCTTTAACTCTGCAGTTGATGTAGACGATGGGTCTTTACCAAACATAACACGGGTAAGAACCTCAACCTGCTCTATTGAAAGCTGTCTAGCCTCAATTAATGCATCAACCTCGATATTGAACTCTTCTACCTGAGTGCTTGCATCTTTTTCTTTATCTACCTCTACAAAAACGCTTCCGTTTAATGGGTGATAATGTAAAAATTCTTGAAGTACGGGGTTTGTTCTTGTAACACGAAGGAATCCATCCTCAAATATAATGGGTTCAATCATTACGTTACCGTCCTGTTCATCCTCAAATGGAGACTTTTGGTTTGTTGCGTACCTAAGTGCACGGTTCTGATTATTTTTTTCATCGTACCACATTAGTGGGAACCTTGGATGGTTTCTTGATGCTAGTGTGTAGGAAAGCGGAGTTCCTGCCTTTAGTCTGTAGACCTTGTCTACTGACGCCTTTGGTGTTGACATTTAATATAATTTAATTAAAGTTAAAAAAAAATAAAATGGAGAGTGTCCTTGAAGACACCCTCCTTATTTCCAACTATATACTATCCATAACGGAACAATACGAAGTTATTTGCTCCAAGTGTACAAACGCAACGCTCAGACAAGAAGTTTACCTCCATTGCATCAAGGTCGCTTGTTTGTGCTCCTCCGGCAGAACCTGTAATCCAAGTCTTGTATCTGCGATCTTCGGCCTCAGAGGCACGGTATCTAACATGTAAGAATGGACGCTTTGCGTTCTTACCCATGATCTGATCGTATACTGAGGTAGAACCTGCAGGAACCATCAAACCTGTGATTGTGCCTGTAGCTGTAGCTGCACTGTTGTTAAGACCACCACGCATTGTTGGGTCGTTCAAGTACTTCCAATCAGACTTGTAGAAATCGTAACCTCTACGGAATCCTGTGAAGCCTAAGTTTAACGCCATATTCACGTCGTTGTCGAACAAACCAAAGGATGCAGACTGAGCAACACCACCTGATGTGTAACCATTTAATGTGGCCAACATGTTATCGATATCGAAACTTAATCCACGATTAACGAAAACTACGTTCTCTTCGATAGCACCCTGCTTATCTAAACGGTTAACGATAGAATCCCAATCAGACAATGAAGTCGGTGTACCACCACCCCATACGTTACCACGGTTGTTAACAACGTAGAATACGCCCTCAGAACCCATCATGCCTGCTGTAGCAGCACCTGAACCGCTTACTGCGGGAACGGCCTCGATCATAGCAGTCTCCATGTAATCTTCAAAACGAAGACGAGTCTCATGCTCTGACTTCAAGTACCATAAGTACCCTGTTGCTCCATTCTCGGTGGTAACCTCTACCCATCCAATCTGAGCCATGTCAGAACCATTAACCGCATACTTATCTTTGATGATAATTGGGTTGTTGCTGTAGATAGAATCCTGTGCTTCTAAAGAACCGATCATTCCATTGGTTCCTTTCTTAAACTCAGAACCGTAGATGAATACAGTACACTGTGTTCCTACTGCAAAAGATTGACCTGCTGCCTCATAGTAAGCAACTGTAAAAGTTAATGCAGATGGAACCGCAGTAACGATTGCTTTGTTATAAACACCACCGCCTACTGCATTGTTTTGAATCATAACGGTCTGACCGATTCTGATTGCACTAGAGGTAACACCTGTATCTGCTACAGTGAAGGTAGCTGTTGCTGAACCTAAAGCTGCTGCTGATGTAATGTTGGTGTACTTGATGTGAAGACGACCTTGTTCTGCCCACTTAATCTGATCAGAGTTAGAAGGCATCTCAGCGCCAACCATTCTTAAGAATGAGGAAACTGTTCTGTTACCATAACGCTCAAATTCTTTCTCATAGGTATCAGGTAAGTACTGATTCAAGAAGTTGAAGTTGGTGATGTAATTTGTTTGTAATGCTACTTGTTGCGCTGACGGTTGCAGGGCGTACGTAGGATTATTTAATAATGCACTTGCCATTTTTAATGTTTTTAATTGTTATTTAAACTCGTTTTATACTGCGTATTTTCAGGCTTTTACCTGAATCAGGGTTTACTGCTTTCACCTGCATTCCGTCCGTCATCTTTCCTACCTCGGGTGCCTTACGCTCAGACATGTTTATATTCTTAATCTTGCGCATCCCATCCTCAGTTGCATCAGATAAACCTTGTTCGTAGAAAAATCTAGCAAACTTGTCGGGGTTCATTGCAATCGACAACGACTTGTGGTATCCAACCGCATCTTTAATTAAACCACTCTCGTCTAAAAACTTATTAATAAAGTTTGAAGGTGTTGATTGATTCTTTTTAAGTTCGGTTGCATCCCCCGGAGAAAATGTAAGTTTCTTGTCGTTGATATTAAACTCAAAACCTTTGAATCCATTATCAAAAACCTCTCCCGTCTTTTGGTCAAACCATTGACGCTTACGACTGTTCTCCTCCTGTAGAGTCTTTGCCTGTTTTGTATACTGCTTGTAGCTTTCAAACTCCTGCTTCTCATCATCGGAAAGTGATGCCGTGCTTGACTCAAGTGGCATTTTATATTTCTCCTTCTGAGAGTTGAAGTACTTTTTAGCCTCAACAATAGTCTTTTTCTTTAAAATCTTTACCTTCTTAACGGTAGACTCGTCATCCAAATCCTCGTCGTACCTATAGTCTTCCATCAAAGACTCGATATCATCCTCGTCAAGTCCCTCCTGTGTAGATGAAAGATACTCCTTTAATAATTGGTCAGGATTCATCTCCTCGAAGTCCTTCTTTAACTTAAGGAAGTCTTCAAATCCTCTGCCTGTCTCCTTCTTATACTTCATATAAGACGCAACATCCTCGGGCATCTGCTCCTGCTCTTGTCTCTCAGCCATCAACTCATCAAATGAATTGATCTGCTTGTTGTACCTTTTACCAATATATGAAAGAACGTCCTCTTCTTTTAACTCTGTTTCTAAATTTTGCACATCATCTTGTGCATTATTTTCAATAATCTGCACATCTTCTTGTGCATCCTCAAACTGTTGTTCATGCTTATCAAGTAGACTTTCTTCTACCTCCTGAACACTTTTTGGCTCAATCATTTCGATTGCTCTTACCTTCATTTCCATTTGATTAGATTTTAATTGTTACAAATTTATACAAAAAAATTGAATTTTTTTATCTAGGGTTAAACTCAGCTAAATCGAATCCGTCTAGGCTATCCTCGTTTGACTCAAAATCTAAAGGTGGAAGGTTATTCTTTCTTTGATTTATTAACTTAGACTGCTCCGTATTCTGCTGACTAATCCTTTTAGCCTTTGCGTCCTCCCTATCCTGCTCACGTTTAGATAAGTTCCCTACCTCCATATTGTGTAGCTGTTGGTTGTAACCAAACTCCTCGTTCATTAACTGAGATTTTAACTGAGCCTCCTCCTGCATTTTTTGAGAACTTAGTTGGTACTCTGCCTGCATTATCTGCATCTTAGACTGAGTCTCGGCCTGTATCTTCTGCATTGCAGTCTGAGCGGCCATCTCCTGAGACTTAAGCTGCTGCTGTGATGTCATGGCCTGCTTCTGCATCTCCATCTTGTCCTCACGCTCCTGCTTCTTAACCCTCTTCATTTTTAACAACTGATTGGCAAGTTTAAGGTTCCTTATCTCACGTATGTCAATAGCATCCTCAAGATTAATGTCTCCCTTAGACAAGGCCATCTGAATGTTTGCCTCAAGTTGTGCCTTCTGCTCCTCGTCGGGTGCTATCTCTATAAAGATACCAAAATCGTATATGTACAGGTCTGATATGTCGTTCAGTATAGACACGTTGTACTTCCCTATCTTGTTAACAAAGTCGTCCTTGAAGTCTGCGTACTCTAATATGTCAGCTATCCTGTAGGTCAAAGCCTCTGCTAACGACCTATATAAATATAAGCCACCTTCAAGTATGTGCCTAGTTGCAGTGTTTGAATTAAGTGCGGCCAACTTCTGTACACCAACTAATGAACTTGGGTCAGGAGACGAACCATCTCTAGCCTCGTTTAAGCCTGTTACAGACCTAATCATGTCCATGTAATGGTTATAGTTAGCTATAAGCATTTGAGTCTTCCCTGCGCCTGAGTTTGAGTTTAACTGAGTAATTGGAACCCTTGCATTATTAAAGTCTCCGTCTCCTGTAAAACTTCTACCGATCACACTACCCGTTTGGAAGTAAAGCCTAAGCGCATCCTCGGGATTGTATGCGTTGCCCTGTCCTAGGTCTATCTCACTCAATGCGTCTGCGTCAATGAAAACACCGTCGGGTACAACCCTTGCGATAACCTGCTGTAGTTTAAGATGTGTCACCTGAATTAAATCAGCGAACGGTATCATCCTACGAACCAAAGACTCAATCCTTCCCTTATACATCCTAGGCGCACATGCCACGTAGTTGGGTAGCGCATGTTGAGATGCAGACTTTGGCCGAACCATGTTCTCTGAAAGTTCCCACTTCAATAAAATATTTGTTCCCATTACCATGACACCTTCGTACCACACGTCAATAGTCTTCTCAATTTTCTCAAAGTTACCCTCGTCCATCATCTCCTTTGGAGGATTGAACGTGTCGTTCTTTTCAATAAGCCTAGAACCACCGTTCTCAAGTATCTTCTTCTTATATACAACCTTCTTAGTGGTCTTGTAGTTGAAGTACATCAAGGTACACGTATCACGTGCAAACATGCTGTTCTCATAAAATTGAGACACGTTATAGTAGTCGTACCATCCCTGACTATACATTGATATTTCCTGTAGTTCCTCTTTGGTAAGAGTCGGGTCAATCTTCATCAACTCCGTTAGGGGCATCGTTTTAATTTCACCCCAATAAAAACAGTCCCTAAAGTACGGGTCTTCTGTATAACTATATACCACATTTGCAGGGTCTACGTAGGATATTTTAACCCCCTCCCCTAGAAGAAACTCGTGCTTAGCTACCGCTATGCCTAGTACCGTATTGTCGTAGTCTAGTCTCTTGCGTGTATCGTCGTACTTGTTCTCATCAAACATGGTATTTATCGCCTCTTCCTCTGCAATCTCTATCGCAGGCTTGTAATTCAACTGCATATATAACGCCAACTCCTCGTCGGTCTCAGGAAGTTTATCAGGCTCCATCATGAATGGATTTGCTCCCGTATTTTCCTGTATTGTTGTAAGGATATCCTTGGCAGCCATCTGACCCTCAAGCATATCCTGATACTTACTTCTTTTTGCCTGAGACATCGCATCCTGTGCGTACGCCTTCACCTTAAATAACCTGTCTGACATGCCGTTAACTACGATATCTACAAACTTTGGTAGTACCGGGACAGGAGTCCAATCTAGGTTCAAGTATGAAAGGTCGCCATCTATGGCCAACTCATTTTTATATTTCTGTATGGACTGTTCACCACGAGCATAAAGCCTTAGCCTATGGAACTCTCTCCATTGCCCGTAATACCTACAGGAGTTCCCATCCTTTCTAAACCACTCGTACTGAATGGCCTGTCCAATCTGTAACCCATAAGCATCAGATGCCTTCTCTGCGTCGGTTGCTAACTGACTAGGGAAAACAGAGGATAATATGTCTATTACTATATCTTTCATGAAATTATTTGACTTGATGTACCATCGTTTCTATACCTTGCGAAGTTAATGCTAATTTTTGATTCTTTTTTCTCGGGAACGTACAGATGTTTTTGATTAGCCATGATAGCCAAGCCTGAACTAATAGAGGCATCAAACTTTGTCCTATCATTTATGTCAAACTTTGCCCAATCCTCTAGTGTCCTTGTGAACGGCATTGTTCCCATCTCGTCACTATCCCTATACTTTCCCTCAAAATCAATTCCTACGTACTTCTCAATATGCGACTCTATCGCAGACGCATGCGCTTGTTTTATATCCTCAGATGAGTTTGGTACCCCGCCTAGTTCTCTCTCAGTTTTTGACAACTTTGAGTAGTGCTTGTCCGGCCTGTTCAAAGAGAATCCCCTGTATCCTCTATTCTTGAAGTGATACAGTAGCCTTGGCTTGTTGTTCTCTATAAGTATCGGCATACCGTAAAATACACAGGCCATTAAAATCTCTTCAAAGAAAATCTCTGCAGTCTGTGGTCTAGCGATGTACTCCAAGAAGAACTCGTTTACAGGAGCCTCGTCCATGTGGAACTTAGTTAGTCCGTGCAGGGAGCCGTTAGACCCACGCCCGCTAACTACGGCAGATATATCATAGGAGTCACAACCAAATGAGCCAATGTGCTCATTTCCCGGATACCTTACACCGTTCCTTGTGTGTACATTATTTTGCAAATGCTTTGGTGGAGTCCAACTTACTAGGAACCTACCACGGGAGTCGGGAGAGAATATAACCTGAGTGTCCTTTATACCATCCTTCCAACTAAAAGACCCACGGGTTAGGTAGTGTGCCGTAATCATACCGTCGTTGTAGTCTATCTGTTGGTAAATTTTAGTAAGGTTAAATAATGCCTCCTTGCTTTCATCACGGAACGCATGAGACTCTGTCCTAGGGAACTGTCTGTAGTACTCATTCAATGCGTCGGCATCATTCTTAAGAGACTCAACCTCGGCCTCCCAATAGTCTATGGCACCGTTCTTAATCATGTTCCCGTCTACCCCACGAACAGGCTCCTTTGGCTTCCTAAGCACGGGCCATCCGTATATATCAATGAATCCCTCCATGTTCCACTCCATCGGAATGAATAAGGAGTATAGTCCACTTTTAGTTTGGCCATTTGCGTTCCTAGTGGTGGCCTTAGAGTCACCGTAAAGGCTCTTAAAGTTGTCTCCACCCTTGCTGAGTGCGTTTGAGGTTGAACCCATCATACACTTTCCAATTATCTTGCTACCCAACCTAAGACAGGTCTTGGTAATCCTCCAATTGTTCAGAATATTATTAGGTTTAGTCCATTTACCGCTCTCATCGTGCGCTAAAAATAGTAACTTCTCACCATCGTACGAGTTCTCCTCTGTATTCTTCCAATCTATAGTGGTATCTAACCCCTCTATCTCCTCCTCCTCGGTTATATACATGTTCTTTTTAGTGATCTTGGACGCAGGTATCCTGAAAGATAACTCTGTTTTAGGTTTATCCATCCCGTCCATTATCGGCTTAAAGAAGAACGGAAGCCTGTTGTTAATATTCACCACCTTGTCGGTAAACATCTTCTTAGCATCCGCACCCGTCTTTGATAGTATACCAACACGAGCATCACGGGCCAACGTCCCTATGTTTATACACTCAGATGACGACATGAAAGAGAACCCTGAACGCCTTATCTTTAGGTATATTAATCCAAACGACCTAAAGTCAGACCTGCAAGCCTCCCAAAAAATCCAATATATCCTATTTGCCTCACGAAAGTCGGGATAACCCACGTCAATACTTGACCACTGTAGGTACATCCAATGAGAACCCGTAACGTAAGTCTTCTTACCATTATTTTTAAACCAAAAACCTTGCTCTCTGTAGTCAAACTGTTCCTCAATGTACCCAACCCACCTGTTCTTGAACTCAGAAGACATCTCGTTCCATTGAAATATCGAGGATATCTTGGATAGTTCCTTTGGAAAGTCCTCCCTCTCCCAATATTGCTCAAAACTTGAGTTGTGTCTTTGAAGACAGTCCTTTGGTGCGGGTGGCAACGCTATGTGTATGCCTGATATGTTATAGATTTCACCGATCTGCCCGGTCTTTGAGATTACAATAACGTCGTACTGCTCGTCGTAGCCATATAGCCATGACCTGTTCCCGTTTTTCTTTGAGACTGCCTGTGGCTGTATGTAATCCTTGACGATTGTGTATATGCTATTTTGACCTTCTTTCTGCAAATCCTTGTTTTGTGTCTGTTTTACTTACGCCGTTGACAATAGCGTCAAGCGCATCCTTTTCAGCTTCTATTCTAGTAAGAATCTCAAACGCATCAAATATAGCCAACTTCTTTGTAGCGGCTGCATTTTTTAATTTGTCTGCAGATATGTCCCCATCAAGTCCGTTCTTTATTATAGTCTCCTTTGCTATTGAAATCAGTTCATCTACCGCAATGTACCCCGCCTCTATTATCTTAAGTTTAACCTTCCTATTGTCCATTGCAGAATTTTAAGAATGCGACCTGTATTAGTCTAGAACTGTCACCTTCGCCAAAGTTATCGAATATGTTCCTTGAATGTGCGATAGATGCGTCGAATGCAATCATCCTATTGAACTTAGCCGTCATCTTGCACACCTCCTTATTATCCTTGTCGTACAAGGTAGTGCCGTCACCGTGTGTATACTCCTCGTTCAAGTACAACAACGCTGTTAGGTCTCCCATCATGTCGTCCTTGTGGATGAAGTTTGGCTCCAATTGATTTAATGGAGACTGCCTTACGAAATTAAAGTCAACCCTGTAAGCCGGGAATAGATACTTCATGCACTTTGCAAACTCGTCGTTTGTGTCCCTAGGTTGAATGTTCTTAAACACCTTCTCTCCGTCTGCTATGTCTTGAAAGCCGTACTCAAATATATTTTTTACGTACGCCTTCGGGTCTAGTATTACGTCGTCGAATGTTATCAGGTTCATAATTTGATTGTTATTTGATTATCAGAAATTCGATATAATTTTTCTCCGTCAACTATAAACTCGTACTCGTTGTCGGGCGTGAAGCACACCTTATCGTTTGGAAAAATGTGGTTATCGATCAGATATTGGTTTGAATATTTGACGATACCCATAAGTGGCTCGTAAGAAAATGGTTTGTATACGTACGACTCGGTTGTAGGCATCGGCTTAACGAAGCAGTACCTATCGTACGTGTTCCATGTGGAACCTTTTTTATATAAAAAGAATTGGTCGGGTTCTATCAGGAATAGGTCGTCCCTAAAGAAACTTTTTCCGCTCTTCTGCCTACCCCGCATGTCGTTGTAGAACTTGAACACGTTATGGTGCACTAGTAGCGTGTCTCCGATGCTTATCGGCCCCGTGTAACCCAATGGTAACTCTACAACCTCAGCGTACCTATTGGAGAACTTGTGGTCTTCCTCTGACGTGCTGACTATCAGGTCGATTCCTCCTACCTGTTTTGTGTTGTCGTATCGTTTCCCATTCATTGGCTTGACTATAAAGTAGAATGGAGATTTCATTAGTAATCTATATTAAATTCGACTGAGATTGGAATTGTTGAGGTGAACTCCTTCCAAAGCACCACCTCTGATTTTCTATTGATGATGTATATTAAGTAAGACTGTGTATGCGGGTCGCACTTAATTAGGTGAATCTCATGAGTCTCTCCTAGAATAAGTTGTCCGACTATATAGTGCATGGCTCCGTTCTTATAGTCAGGCCCTACCGATATTTTACGGATATCCATGTTAAATAAATTTGATTTTAATAATTATTAATATATTTTAGCTAGAGTAAAGTTTCTTGTAAATATTGAATTTCCTGCATTTGTACTATTCCATTGTGCAGTGATTACAAGTGTATTGTTTATTGTTGTGTCAAATGTTGTGTTATTTACTGTACTTAATACATATCCTTCAAAGTTTATTCCTGAATTTTTAATGTAAGAAAATAATCCACCTGATGAAATTGATGCTACTGTTGTTCCACCAATGTTCCTTATTGTAAAATATAAATTTATTAACCATGATTTTGAAGTTGCAGCTTCCATAGCAATTATACCTGTATCAGCAAGGATGACCCCTGTTAATGTTTTAACACGAATATGTAATGTTGCTGAACTTAAACAAGTAATTATACCATCTAAAGATGCTTGAAATGAACCTCCAATAGAAAATCCGTTTGCAGGAACAGTTAATGTGCCTACGCCTGCTCCTAAAATTGTTGTTTCAACTGTTGTAGCAGTTACAGGTGTTGAGTCTGATGTTTGAGCAAATAGACCATAGTTAGCATTTACAACCGTGCTACTCCAAGTTGGAGCAACTCCGGCTCCGTTTGACATCAATAGTTGTCCTGCTGTTCCCGCACTTCCTGTTAATTTTATAGGCCCACTTGTATTTAATCCGTTGGTTCCCGTAACATCATTCGAAACAAATGAGTGCACTCCTATATTTACATCTCCTGTAGCACCTAGATAAGGGACGTATACAGTATGATCTGACCAAAGTGGAGCACCACTTGCGCCCTGAGATACTAAAATTTGACCAATAGTTCCCGGAACTCCAAGCATCTTTAATGGCCCGTTTGTATTTA